GGAAATGAGGAGTTTGCACATTTGTACTGTAACCTTACCACTAATGCACCTACTTTTGGAGAACATGTAGATCAGGTGGACGTTTATTTTTGGCAATGTCAAGGATCTACAAAATGGATAATAAATGAAAAAATTTTTATTTTAAATTCAGGTGATTTATTATTTGTTCCAAGTGGGGTTAAACACAATGTAATACCTTTATGTCCAAGAATTGGAATATCTATGAGTTATGACTAACATTAATAAGATACCAATGGTTAGAATCACATGGCTTGACGCAAGAGATATGGAAACTGGTTGGTTGCCAATAAAAGAGATTATCGATGCTCCGTTGGCCGTGTGTCAAGAAGTTGGTTACATGGTTGTAAATAATGATGATAAGATTGTAATTATGCGATCTTGGTGTATAGATAAAGATGATAATCACGGTGGAGGAGCGATTGCAATACCACGAGGTTGGGTTAGAAAGATAGAGTATTTGAAAGTAGAGTATGCAACAAGATAAAAATTTAGAACTTTTTTCTACAAAAATATTTGTTTTTAGGTTTACAAATGAAGAGATAGCACCGTTGATTAATGAGGTGTTAATTAAGAAAAAGCAAATAAAGAAAAGAAGTCTTATATATTCAAATTATGGTAAAGTCGGTAATTATTTTACAGATTATCGTAATCCAATACAACTTCATGAGTACGAAAAACTAATGTACTCTATGATAAATCATTTTAGTACGTTTAATGTAAATCAATATTGGACAGCTTTTTATAATAAAAATAGTATACATGAAGAACATAAACACGCAAATTTTATTAAGGGTGCAACAAACAATTTTTCTAGTGTTTTGTATTTATCTGCCATAGGGGGCACAACATTTTTTAGCCCAAATTCGACAAGCATAGAAGATGAACATTGTATTAATTCTGAGGTTGGAAAATTTGTAATTTTTCCCAGCAATTTGCTACACAAAGGCGAAAATCTTCATGATGGTGAAAGAATAATAATATCATCCAACATATCTATCACATGACAAAAGTATTTATTGGCACTCCTTGTTACGGAGGAATGATTACAGCAGACTATTTTAAAAGCTGCATGCAGTTTGTAGCTCTAGCTGCATCTAAAAAAATAGAATTACAGTTTGGAACAATTGGTAATGAGTCACTGATAACCAGAGCTAGAAATACTTTGGTTCAACTCTTTATGGATGGTGATTACACACATCTTATGTTTATAGATGCTGATATAGCTTTTAACCCAGAGTCAGTCATTAGAATGCTAGAGTTTGATAAAGACGTGGTTACAGGAGTTTATCCTAGAAAAACAATTGATTGGATTAAAGTAAAAAAGAGATTGAAAGATAATCCTGATATATCTGAAGACGAGCTACTCGCAGCTTCATTACAATATAATTTAAATGTTAAAGATTCTAATAGAATAGAAGTGCAAAAAGGATTTATAGAAGTTATGGATGGTGCAACAGGTTTTATGTTAATAAAAAGAAACGTGTTTGAAAGAATGGCTAATGTTTATCCTGAATTAAAATTTGTACCAGATCAACATATTAATCAATCTCATGACAAAGAGTTTGAATACCACAAAACATCTGATTGGAATTATTCATTTTTTGATACCACAATAGAGCCACAGACAAAAAGATATTTATCAGAGGATTATGCCTTTTGTCGATTGTGGCAAAATATGGGTGGCAAAATATATGCTGATATCATGAGTGGTATGACACATTATGGAAATTATGCATTTAAAGGTAATGTTGGAACTCAATTTAAAACAAAATGACAAAATTAAATTTACAAGTTATTGATAATTTTTTACCGCAAAAATATTTTAATAATCTAAAAAAAATTTCAAAACAGATAAGTTGGGGACCGTACATGGATTATTTTGACTCTAACGAATCAACCAGACACAAATGGTTTTATAGAAATATAGAAGATGACGAAGAATTAAAAAATATTTTAATAAAAAACATACGAAATAAGACTATATTTAAAATTAAAGATTTTAGTCTTTTACACATAACTTTAGTGCCTAAAGGAGAGGCTTGGCCTCACACTGATACAGGAGACAATTTTAAACATCAAATGGTGCTTTATGTTGATGGCGATGTTGACATAAATAAAGGCACGGGCTTTTATGTGCCTACTGAGACTGGAGTTACTCTCAACACAGCTGTTGGGTTTTATGCCAATAGAGCTATATTTTTTGAATCTGGGGTATGGCATACCCCTTTAGTTTTTGCCTCAAACAATGATACTTCTAGGATATCAATTGTTGCACAGTTTTAATAAGTAATTTATTATTCACACATGCAATTAGTGGATCTTAAATTTAGACCAGGTATCGATAAGCAGGATACAGCCTATTCCGCTGGAGATGAACGTAAATATGTAGACTCTGATTTTGTCAGATTTCATTATGGTAAACCAGAAAGATGGGGTGGCTGGGTTAATCTACCAAATCCTAATGTTACAGTGGTAGGCGTTGTTAGAGATACACATTCTTGGATAGGTTTAGATGGCACAAGATATCTAGCATTAGGAACAGATAGAAAACTCTATATTTTCTCTGAAGGTAAAGTTTATGACATAACACCACTTAGAGAGACACAAGCTTTGACTAATCCATTTGCAACATCAAGTGGTTCTGCAACTGTGACTGTAACAGATTCTGGCCACAACGCTGAAGTAGGTGCTTTTGTAACATTTGACAACGGATCTGCTACGAACGTAGTTGATGGTATAGATTTTAATGCTGAGTTTGAAATACTTACAGTGCCTACGAACAACACTTACACTATAAACGCAGGCACTAATGCCTCAGGAACTACTGCTGCTGGTGGAGGTTCAGTAACTGCTACATATCAAATAAATCCTGGACCAACGTCTTCAACATATGGATATGGTTGGGGCACTGAGACATGGGGAGCAAGCACTTGGGATGAACCAAGATCTTCTTCTAATGTTGTTGTTGCAGGAAGAAATTGGTCTTTAGATAATTTTGGTGAAGATTTAATAGCCACTGTTTTAGACGGCGGAACTTTTATCTGGGATACATCAGGAGGATTAGCTGCAAGAGCTACAGCTTTGTCTAATGCACCGACAGCATCAAGATTCAGTATTGTCTCCACAGATACAAGACATTTGTTAATATTTGGAACAGAAACTACAATTGGCAACACAGCTACACAAGATGACTTACTATTTAGATTTTCAGATAGAGAGGATGCCACCGATTATACTCCTGTTGCTACCAATGAGGCAGGGTCTTTACGAATTACAGATGGATCTAGAATAGTTGGCGCAGTAAAATCAACGGGTCAAATACTAGTTTGGACTGATACATCACTACACGGTATTCAATTTGTTGGCACACCTTTTACATTTGGCCTTAGACAACTTGGTGCTAACGCTGGTTTAATAGCACAGCATGCAGCAATAGAGGTAAACGGTGTTGCTTACTGGATGTCAGACAACGCATTTTACCTTTTTGATGGTGTTGTAAAAAAAATGCCATGCTCAGTACAAGATTATGTATTTGATGATCTCAATTATACCAACAAAAATGATATTGCTGTTGGTTTGAATACAGCTTTTAATGAAATTATTTGGTATTATCCTTCAGCTAGTGCTACACAAATAGATAGAGCTGTTGCCTACAATTATTTAGAAGGCACTTGGTATACGATAAATTTAGCAAGAACAACATGGCTCGGTGCTTATGTTTATGAAAAACCGATTGCAACAGAATACAGTTCCTCTGCAACTGCAAACGCTACTACTATATTAGGATTAACAGCAGGGGCGTCTTCTATATTTGAACATGAGTCTGGTAACAATCAAGCAGACGGAACAGCCATAACAGCATTTTTAGAAACAGGTTCTGTTGAAATAGCAGACGGTGATCAATTAATGTCTGTTAATAAATTAGTACCAGATTTTGACAACTTAGCTAACACTATGACAGCACAACTGACTTTAGAACAATATCCACAATCTTCATCTAATGTCCAAACAAGTGGATCTATAACCAGCACAACTGAAAAAATAAGTGTAAGAGGTAGGGGTAGAGCTGTAAAAATACGATATACAACTAATACAGTAGATGATACGCCTTGGAGGCTTGGATCACAAAAACTAGAAATAAGACCAGACGGTAGAAGATAATGCTTAGTTTTCGTCAACCAGGTGATATGGCAAGATATGTTGCTGACAATGATCCTGGACAAATTGCAGCTGGTTTTTCTAACCTCGAAGATTTTTTAGCTGCAGGTAATAAAATACCAGAATATAAAATGGGTGGTCGGCAACCACTGCAAGGAGTTAGTCAAGATATTTTTGGGGCTCCAAATATTCTCACACCATTAAATCCAAAGTCTGGTGCACAGCAAGCAACACCAAGTACGCCTAATACTGAATCTTTTTTTCAGGTTACACCACCCAGTGTACCCGTATCTGAACAAACGCCTTTACCAGGTTTACCACCTAGCAATAATTTTGTAGATGACACGAGAGATAAAACACTTCCACAAATTTCAGATCCTGCAGGATTACGAAATGCTATTCGCACTGTAAATCCTATCGTTTCAGGACCAGAAGAATTTGCAATAGCTTCAAATCAACAAATACCTGACGCAGATATTTTTAATAGAGTTGGCCAACAATTGATTGGTTATGACGATCAGTTTAGTGGTATCAATGATAGACTAAATAAGATAGAAGAGGGTATTGCAAGTTTAATGCAAAATAGAGGTCAAGGATTAAACATGAACACTGGTGGGTTAGGATATTTTTTTAATCCTTTTGGAGGTTTTTATGGCTAAAATAAATATAACTAGATTACCTAATGCTACACAAGAATATGACCCTGGTCAGTTTGATCAAATGATTAGATTACTTGAACAAATAGTTTTTTTATTAAATACAAACTTTCAACAAGACTTAAAAGAAGAAACAGAATCGGAGACTTTTTTCCTTGGCTAATACATTTAAAAGCGCAATGGTTGATATTACATCAACAGATCTTACAACCATATTAACAGTGCCTACGGCAAATCCAGGTGCTACACCACCTGTGCCACCAACAACTGATGTTGTAAAATCTATTTTAATTTGTAATGATTCTGGAAGCACAACATTGGTAGATTTAGAAGTCGTTAGATCATCTGCAACATTTGAATTATTTAAAGCTAAAAGTGTAGCTACTAACACTACAACAGAGTTACTATCTCAGCCTCTTGTTTTGCAAGAG